TCTCTTGTCCTCGAAGCAATCCGTCTTATTAGCGAATGCCGACCAAGTGTATTTGTGTGGGAAAATGTTAAAGGGACATTCTCCTCAAATGATGGCGCAGACTTTTGGGCGATTATCCAAGCCTTTACCGACATTGGGGGTTATAGACTTGAATGGCAACTGCTTAATACAAGTTGGTTTCTACCCCAAAACCGAGAGCGGATATACCTTGTCGGATATTCTACAACCACAGGAGGAGATTGGCGAGGAGTATTTCCTATCGCAGAAGGCAATCAATATGGTATTAGCAAACGGATTGAAGTAGTTGGAGATAGGGGAACGGGCGGTCAGCAAGGTTTGATATATGGAGAAGATGGAATTGCTCCTTGTGTTACCGCTCACACATTTGCTGACCCAATGAAGGTTAAGGTAAAGCAAATCGGAACTAAACTTGATTCTAATGGTGGTACGCAACCCTATCAGCAAGACCGAGTGTACGATGCTGAAGGAATTGTTCCTGCTCTTAATCAAGGAAAGAGTGATCTTATTCTAAGAGTAAAATCAGCTACAAGTTTAGGGTATGAAGAAGCAACAAGCGGTGATACCATTTACACTTCTCGCACCCAAAGCGAAACTCGCAGAGGCCGTGTAGGAAAGCAGAAGGCGCAGACACTTGAAACGAGTTGCAATCAAGCAGTAGTTCAACCGAACTACAAATACGAAGCAGCAAACGAATTAGTCAGAAGAAACACTTTAACTGAAGGAGAAGTTAAAGGTCTTGACTTCTACAATCAATCGGTTCGTGATGTGATTCCAACGCTAACTGACCCGAAGCACAACTCGCAAGGATTGTTTGATGGCTACCGCATCAGAAGGCTAACGCCTATTGAATGCGAACGCTTACAGGGGTTCCCCGACCAACATACGGCTTATGGCAACTACGATGGAGAAGTCAAGCCAATGAGCAACACACAACGCTACAAGCAATGCGGTAACGCAGTAACAGTTGACGTGGTTGCAGCAGTCGCAAAAAAATGCATACCTTTATTTAATTAACAAAACCAATCTTATGAAAATTATAGAACTACTTGACGGCAGCACTTGGGATATGGAGACAGTCCTTGAGAAGATGCACGATGATGACTTTTACTACGGGGTACTCGGCAAGAACGCCCTGTCATCCTCTGCTTGTAAGCTGCTGCTGACATCACCCAAGACGTATCACTACGTTACAAAATATGGCAGCGAGGACTCCGATGCGTTTGCAGTAGGCAGACTCGTTCACCTTATGACTTTAGAGCCTCACAAAGTAGCAGACTACGAGGTGATTGAGGTGCAGAGCAAGAACGCAAAGGCTTGGCAGGATGCAAAGGGCAAGCGCAACCTATGCACTCGTAAAGAGTACAACGAGGCGCAACGAATCTCTGATGCGCTCCTTCGCAACGAGAACGTGCTTGGGCTTATCACAGGCTGCGAGTTTGAAGTACCAAAAATTGGTATGATTGGCGGCCTGCCCTTTAGGGCGAAGGCTGACATCTATGCTGATGGATTCTTGGCTGACTTGAAAACAACAACCGACCTCCGAGCATTCCCCTACTCTGCAAAGAAGTACGGCTACGATGTGCAGGCGTTCATCTACACCCGACTATTCGGAGTGCCGATTGATAAGTTCTTCTTCATCGCTATTGACAAGGCAAGCCTTGACATAGGCATCTACTCTGTAAGCCCCGAGTTTGTGGCAGAGGGAGAGCGCAAGACTTTAGAGGCTATTGAAATGTACAAGCAGTTCTTTATCTTGGGTGAGGACTTGGACTCGTACACAATAGTAGGAACTTTATGACCGATATAACTAAATGCACAGGAGAGGGCTGCGCCCTCAAAGAAACCTGCTACCGCTTTACCGCACCTGCTGAAATGTACCAATCGTTCTTTGTTGGCATACCCATCAAGCACGGCCAATGCGAATACTATTGGAACACCAAACTTTAACATAAAACCAATCGTTGCATTTTTTGCAACACCTCAAATACCAAAGAATAATGCAAGACCAATTTATGAGGATAGCAATGGCGCAGCTCCGTAGCACCTACCCCTTCAAGCCCCAACGTAGAGCCGTAGCTGCTCGGATGTGGGTAAAGTATTTAGACCGCAAAGCGATGGCGCAATGGTTCAAAGACCAAGAGGCGAGCGTATGATTAGACCCTTTGTGCTTGCCTTTCACAAGCAGAACTCTGGAGTATCACACCACAGGACATTTGCACCCTTGATATGCCACAAGGATGCCGATGTCTTTTTCATTGAGAAGATTACCGACATTGACCCCGAGATGTGGCCTAAAGTCACTCACATCTTTGCAAGCCGTGCATTCCCAGTTGAGCCGTTTGATGACTTCGTGAAACTCTGCCGCAAGGAAGGCATCAAGTTAATCGTTGACAATGATGACTGGTGGGTGCTGCCTCCTACGCACCCCTTGCAAGGCTTGTACGTTGAACAGATGAGAACTCGCATTGTGCGCTCTATGAAAGCGGCTGATGAAGTGTGGGTGACAAATAAGCACCTTGCCTCAAAGGTCAAGAAGTACAATAGCAACATCCGAATCATCCCCAATGCCATCAGCGTACCAACGTGGCAGGTAGAGAGAGAGCCAAGCGAAGAAGTGCGCTTTGGGTATATAGGCGGCAACCACCACGCATTAGACGTAAAGGAGTCCACGATCAACCTTGAGGGCTATCAAGGCTATGTGGCAGAGGTAGATGGTTACCCAGACATTATGAAGGCAAGCCATAGGCTGCCCACTATGCCACCAACACACTACCATAAACTCTACGAGTTCTTTGATGTAAGCCTCGTACCGCTTACCACATCAGAGTTTGCCAAGTGCAAGTCGCACCTAAAGATGCTGGAGGCAGGGTTCAGTAAGTGCGCTCTGATAGTGAGCAACACGCAACCCTATTCACCCTATATCACAAAAGATAACTGCATTGCTATCAAGCACCCAAGCGAATGGGCAGGAGCAATCAAGAGGCTAAAAGAAAACCCAAACCAAGTGGCAGATATAGCGGAATCGTTATACGAGTATGTGCAGGACTTCACAATGGATAAGATAAACGAACTACGATGCTTTACATAGTCACGCCCTGTTCACGCCCTCAAAACCTTGTGAGGCTAAAACAACACATCCCCAACTACGCAACGTGGGTGGTGATGATGGATGCTGCTACCGACTTCAAGGGAGCAACAGGCGCATCAGTCACACACTACTCCACGCGCACGGGCAATATGGGTAACCCCCTCCGCAATGAGTTCCTTGAGTTGTATGCTGATTCCTTTACCAAAGAAGATTGGGTGTACTATCTGGATGATGACAACATCCTGCATCCAAAGTTCATAGAGGAGTGGAACAACCTAAACGGCCTTGACTGTTCTATTGTAACGTGGGGGCAAATAGGTAGGCTACGCCCTACCGACCAACCACAAGTCGGCAACATAGACACCGCCTGTTATATGTTTAAGCCCCACGACCTACCCAACCTGCGCTTTGAGATGACCTACGAGGCAGACGGCACTTTTGCCCAAGCAGCATCCGAGCAAGGAACACTTATCTGCGTAGAGCAGTACCTTTGCTACTACAACGCCCTAAAATGAAAACGAGTAAACAAATAGACGGGTGGTTTAACCACCAAGCAGCATACGACTACCTCCTTGCTAATATGCCCCAAGACGGTAAGTTTGTGGAACTGGGTGCGTGGCTCGGTAAGTCATCGGCCTACCTATGCGACACCGCAACATACCAAGAAATCACAATCGTTGACACTTGGAAGGGTTCGCCAAACGAACTCACGACTACACATAAACTTGCAACGGAACAGAATATCTACAATCTCTTTGTGGAGAATATGGGAGACCGCAAGTACAAGGCCATCAAAGCAACATCCAAAGCAGCATCAAAGAAGTTTGCCAACGAATCCCTTGACGTGGTATTCATAGACCTAACACATACCTATGAGGCGGTAAAAGAGGACATCAAGCTATGGCTACCCAAAGTAAAGAAGGGAGGCTTCATCGCAGGAGATGACTACCACGAACATTGGAAGGGAGTAATTCAAGCCGTTGATGAACTACTGCCACGCGCTACGTTCATTGATGACTGTTGGATTTACCAAAGGTGAAAACGCTAAACTCATTGTCGGGAGGCAAAACCTCCTCGTACATCGCAGCAAACTATCCTGCGGATTATGACATCTTCTCTCTTGTAAGAATTGAGGACAAGAACTGTTTATTCCCCGATGCCAAAATACGCAAAGAGGTAGAAGACAAAATCCAAGCTCCATTCATCGGAACGGCAGAAGATGATATGATTATCTACACTATGCTTGACCTTGAGCAGCACATCGGCAGACCTATCACTTGGGTGACGGGGAAGACCTTTGACCAAATCACACAACGAAAGGAGAAGGTTTACTTGCCAAACAAGGTGCAACGATTCTGCACCATACAAATGAAGATTGAACCTATTTTCTATTGGATGGCAGAGAACATTGGTGAGCCTGTTGAAACTCGCATAGGCTTTCGTGCTAACGAAACCAGTAGAGCAAAGAATATGATGGAGCGAGTGAACCAAGATGGCCTTACTACATTCAAAGCAACATTCGAGAAACACAAAGACGGCAGAAACAAATGGGTAGATGTTCCATATCAGAAGCCTCACTTCCCATTGATAGATGACAACATCTACAAAGACCACATAGAAAAGTATTGGCTTGGCAAGCCTGTACGTTTTGCTTGGATGAACAACTGCGTAGGGTGCTTTCATAAAAGCCCTTTGCTACTTCGCAAGATGTTTGACAAGCATCCCAATAAGTTAGAATGGTTTGCCAAGCGAGAACGAGAGAGCATCAACAATGCACATTGGCGTTCAGAGATGACCTACGATGACATCAAGAATTGGAACTCGCAGTTTGAATTGTTTGATGATGATTTTAACGAATGCGATACGGGATACTGCGGACTATGAAGAACCACACAAAGGTCTATCTCAAAGGGATGGGCTACTCCACAACTGACTTCATCCCCTGCGAGGTATGTCAAGCCCAAGCGCAAGACATTCACCACATAGAATCACGCGGGATGGGTGGAAGCAAAATTGCTGATACGATAGAAAACCTAATGGCTCTATGCCGTAATTGCCATACAGAATATGGGGATAAGAAGCAGCACAAAGAGATGCTAACCGCAACACACGATCACCACCTATCAAAAAGGGTTATTTAGATACAACCGAAAATAACGGAACTTAACGGATATGAAAGATGACAAAGGCAGGTTCATAGCAGGCAACACAGGAAGGCCAAGCGGAACACCAAACAAGACCACCAATAAAATCAGAGAGGCATTCCAAACCCTCATCGAAGCCAACCTTGAGAATATGACCCTATGGCTCACGCAAGTTGCTGCTGATGACCCAAA